AAAATCTTTTTTCACTTCAGGAGTATGCCCTCTGCGAATCATCTCTTCGTAAGAATAAATGTAAACGCCAGACCGTGCGAGGATCGCGTTCTTTACAATGATCGCCGAAGAGCTGGCTTCATCAAAAGTTATCTTTCTATTTTTCATTGTAATTTTTTTCCTTCCTGTACAGCGGGAGTATTCTTTGTCCTATTCTCACCTATTTTCTCATGTGATCTTTGTTCGAGCTTATCTTTATAACTGTGGCCCTTTTTATCTTTATCTCCACCATCTGTCAATGATTTTTTCGGAGCACCTGATTCAGACACTTCCGGTTGCGGTTTCGCCGCGAGGCGCATTGCTTCAAGTTCGAGTTTACGTTTCTCATTGGTGTAAAGATCTGTTTCTTGCTGTCTGGTTTCTAACTGACCCATAAGTTCACTTGTCAAACTAAATTCATTATCTGCGAGCTGTTGAGCAATGTTGATTGCTATCGGAACAGTAATACCAGCAGCAACGCCGTCAAAGATGCCCTTCATTGTCTTAGCCGCGATCTCACTTCTATCTTTCGCATTAGACAGTTTCGGGTTGTCGAACTCAATTGTTGTGTACGGCAATGCTTTTATAACACGATCAGATGTGCCGAGTGTGTTCATAATAAAAATCATTACCACTTCTTTAAGCTGCTTCGCCGCCTTCAGGTGAGTATAGCGAACATTCTCTGTCTGTTTCTCAAAAGCTGAGTCACTGGAATCCCCTGAAGCGAAGGCCCCTCTTTCGGAAGACCAGATCAATTCTTCCGGGTATCTCGCTCGCGCTCCGACATCCTGCCTGAGTAACCTGACAAGCTCGGGAACCTGCGTAAAATCCCGGCTGATCGCCTTTAGATCCCCGATGGTATCAATATTCACAATACTATCCGGC